ATCCAATACAATACTCGACCCCTCTCTATCACAAGCGTATTCGTAATTCGGCACTATGGAATTCGATTGATTGAATGACAGGAATAGCATCGAAGCAGATCGCCCTCGTGAAGTAATCTGTCATCGTTGCAAGTATCACAAACAATCGTTGATGGTTCTACTATAACTCCGTTATCTGTAAATTTCGCAGTTAGACCAGAGCCATCAATCATTATCATCTCAGCCATTTATTCCTCCTCTCTAAAGAACCAACTGCCATTAGCAGCTGTAACTGCCCACTTAGCATTGCATTGCTCACCTTTTGGTGCGCTGCAAACATAGCCAAAATAGGGCTTACCAGTTTTAGCAGTTCCTTCTTTTAATATCATCAAGCCATGTGTGCATTCTTGCTGTTTAGGTTTGGTCGATAAGGCTTCTGCAACATCACCGACTGACCAAGTTGTCGGTTCGCTTGCTGGCTTAGCATCATCTGCAAATGACTTTCTGAGTGCCATTTCAATAACTTGCGAATTGCCACTTCTGCCATAAATGTTTTTAATTGGTTCATCATTCACCTTTTTCATGTCATCCTTTGTAGCTGTTTTGTCAGATCCTTTAAGTAGAATAATTGCTCTACCTAATGCGCTTGTAGCTGTATCCTCGACATAAAACTTTTTCATGTTTTGGATATAACTCTCGCGTGCGCCAAATGCAACATTGCTTACTGCCGGTGATGTGTCTTTACTATCTCGCCACAAGGTTGCTTGCACCAAGATATAACCATTGACTGCATCATGGCTAATTACAGATATGTCAGATCTGCCGGATGGAAAGTTAGATATAAACCATTTGTTAAGAGTAGCCACATCCTCATAATCGGCTAAGTTAAATGCCATCATTTAATCCAAAATCATTCTCGTATTGGTCGTGCAACTCTGAATATATTGCTGCGTAACCAATGATGTCTTTAACACTATCTTTGTGATTTGGAGTTTCTGAGAGCCTTGACACTTTGACAAGCAGCTGCATGAGGCTGACTTGCATAGGCGATATGTAACTTCCATAGTAAGCAGACCACAGTTCGCTGATCCGTTCGTGATTGCTTCGACTGCTTCCGTAAATCGATCCTCTTTGACTAAGGATTTGGGCGCATTCATCTAGCAGTTCAGTTCTGCTTGTCATAATCAAATACAGATTGAGATTTTAACTTGCGGACTTTTTCATAATGTTCATTAGCTGCTCGCCAACCAGCTGCTCTGCCTGACCAAAAACCACGATCAAAGGCTTGATCCATTATCTTTGTTATTGCCCACCAACCAATTACTAACCCAAGCATGGCATAAAGCCATAACCACGGGGTTGTTGTTTCTATCATGTCGCTCCCTTACATATCCACACACCCTGTGTAGATACATAAAGTATGACCTAAAGCAATGACCTTCGGTTATTTACTTTCGGCGTGTTTTATAACGATTAGATAACGCCAATATCCTCAAGATCATCGATATGGTCATCAATCGTGCGGTGCTTATAATCTGTTTCAAGCCCCATAAGTCCTTCGGTTGTAGGTAAATGATCCATCTTGATTAACTGGGATCAGCTCTACTTGATGACCTTTTTTGCCAAATGACATAACTACAAATCCCATGTTCCAATCCGCTGAGTTATATTTAAGATATCCAGCCTGTCGCATGTCCATTAAGTGTCCTGCCTCAATGCCCCAAATCGTTGAATAACGCCCGTTTAAGCCAGTTGTATGCCTTACAGCACCCTGCCTATGGGAATGCCCACAAACAACGCTCCCAGCCCACTTCTTAGCCAAATTTATGGCAGTTATACCAGCGTGCTTAGACATGTTGCCTTCATCGCCATGTGCTAAGTAAAAGCCTTTCTCAAACTCATAAGCCTTGCGATGGTATTTGATGCCCAGACTTGCAAAATCCATGAACTTGTCATAAGCCAATTCAGGTAAGCCAATGAGCGATGGTGCGCCTTTGAGTAATGTTGTGTATAGGCGATCTGTGTGATTGCTGCGAATGATGTCTGTCGTGCCTAAGTCGTAAAGTATGTCTTGAGCTAGTGATCGTTCCTCATCTAGCGTTTCTGCAAATTCTAGTTTTGTTCCTTTTGCCCAACGGCTCTGTGAGCCCATATCCATTTCATCGCCACAATTTAATACAAAATCAAACTTCTCATGCTTTGTCATCTTGATCAAGTTTTTCACAGCTGCAACATGATGCAACGGAATTTGCAAATCTGGAACAACCAGATATCTGCGGTTTGGCTTAATCGTCATCCTCGTCGTCAGGATCAATGCGTGGAATTATCGCATCAGATTTGGTGTTAGCAATCCAATCCGGTAGTGCATTTGGCTCCTGCATAATCCAAAATGCCATTTCTTTACTGAACCCAGCACGCCTTGCTGCGATGAATGCTTCATGCAATGCAATGAAGTGGGTATCTAATTTGGTCGTTTCACGAGTTTGGCGAACTACGCGACGATTGATCTTTTTGCGTTTGATAGGTTTTCGTGTGTTCGCCATAAATAAATTATCGCTTACTGATTAAGATAAACAGATCATCAACACGCGCTTCTAATCTGTTTAACTGATCCTTCATGCTTGAACCACCATTGGGTTTAAGTTCTTGCAGGTAAGACTTAATAACCCAGCGCAGACCCACTAACAAACTTGTTAATACGGCGCATACGCCAACGGAAATGCCAACCCATTCTTGTGCGGTCATTTCGCATTAACGCCATAATCATGCTCAGCACCGGATGTTGGGTCAATTGCCTTAGCCAATGGTGCAACTAATGAACCTAGCAAAATTGCATACTCTGGTCGGATGTCAGCAACGATTGCCAACACGACAGTTAAACCACTAGCTGCAACAGCTCTTAGATATGACTTGATTGCTGCTTTGTGTTTCTTAGATAGTTTCATTATTTGCCTCCTAGTAGTGGGATGTTAAAAAACTCTGAATTGCTATCTTGATCTTTTTTGAAGCTGACATGGATGTGATGATTGTGTGGATTGCCTTTGTATTTACGCCAACGCCAACCAAGTAAAGGCGATGCAATACGGCTTTGATGTATTACATAACTGATGCGCCCATTAGTTTTCCCATAGGATCTAATCTGATCTGCCAAATATGTTGAAAGCCCTTTGTCGTCAGAAAGCCGAGCGTCAATATCGATTGCACGCACGCACCCTGTTGCATCTGGGTTGTGGTCGCTTTTTCGTGTGCTATGTCTAGCATCACCAATCCACCCATCAGATTTACGCAAACGCTCTGGGAAGCAGTCATCAGTTTGCTCTCTTAACTGAACAGCAGCTTTAGATAACCAAGCCTTCATTAGCCAAGTATCGTTTTAAGTTCATCGGCAGTTAAACCAATGCGATCAAGGATTGTTGCTTTAGCAGTTGCCTTTGCTTCGGCTTCTGCTTGTGCAGTCGCACGCTCTGTTTGATCTGCTTGATATTGAGCAAACTCGACATCATTCATTTCTCTATCAATTATTTCATCGATTTCAATGTTATGAATACGAATTGTTGGTCGTGTTGATTTAGTCATTTTATGATACTCCGTAAAGTAGGACTGTGCCTGTAGAAAAATTACCACCTGTATTGTAGAAAGTTAATGATGTAATTGCTGAAGTGTTAGACCAACCACCTGAGCCACCAAAACCAACTAAATCTGTGCCAGCGCCTACATAATAGCCGCCACTAATTACTGGTTTATATGCAACAGTGCTTGCATAATTTTTAATTTCAAAAAAGATTGCATTATTAGCGTCTGTTCTTAAAATTGTATATCCACTTACTTGAAAAGATAAACATATATCGGTTTGCTGATCAACTAAAGTAGCGTTTCCACCTACAGCACTAAAAGTGTTAAATCTGCCCGATTGCACATTATTTGGTCTAACAATAAAATGATTATTGCTTGTTGCATTTGTGTATCCATAAGCCACACCATAAAGATTTTTATATGAACCGCTAATTGATGAGATTGTTGTTGATGCACCAGACAAAGTAGTAGTAGATAATAAAGTCATTCCACCAGCAGAAATGGTGCTCCACGCTGGAACTCCAGATGCAACTGTCAGGACTTGTCCAGTTGTTCCAATTCCAAGTCTAGTATTTACATTTGATGTTGATGAGCGATAAGCAATATCGCCAAGAGTTGTTTCTGGATTTAAGTTTTTGGTTGTCGTATCGACAGATGTGCCAAGCGTGCGAATAGCTGATGCGCCATCCTTGACTAACGCGGTGTCATCCGGTGTAGTCCAGCCGTAATTGGTAGTGGTTGCCATATTATCCTTTATCTCAGGCTACGATTGTAGCGTATTCCCATGTCAATGTTGGATCTATTGTTTGCCATGTTTCAGTTATTGGTGTTGTATTCCATCTCATTGCCACTTGGCTATATGCCACAGGGGACAAGTTTATTGTCAGGAATAATTCGTTGAACCTAGTGCTCCATGACCAACCTTCGACATATCCTTCAAACTCACCGCCTGAAATTTGATCAGGTAGATTTTGCAGGTTAAGTGGTTGCCCCATGAATACGCCTAGCAGATTATCCCGATCACTATTGTCAATCTCTGGATTTGTGATTGGAAAAGTAATGCTTTGAAATGCTGGTAATGGGAAGGCTCGTTGGGCAATATAGCGATCTGCCACAGCTTGAGCATCCACAGCTGAATGAAGGACTGATTGAATGCTCTCGGCTTTGTAGCCATAAGTTGCAATTGATGTTGCAGATGTAGCTGTTTCCTGTGAGCCAAAGTTGTTGCCATAATTAATTGCAATGTCATTGCGAATATCACCTGACCTTGTAATCGTGCTCAGTCCTTGACCTAATGCATGATTAGCACTTAAATCAACATAGCCGTTAGTGAGCAAATAGTTCTGCCTGTGGTCTGCATCGGCATAGCCAATGTTTCCTTCATTGTCCTCATATAAATATCCAAATGCTGAGTTTGCAATCAGGCTTGCAATGTTATAAATCGTATCTGTTTCGGCTGCTCTGTTTTCCATTGTGTATAAGCCCGGAGTGTCAATTTCGCCAAGTCCTAAATTTAGCGCATTAGCCCATGTTTCAGTTGCATCATAACCTGCCCAAGTTGTAGCTGCTGGCACATCATTCCAAGTTCCAAGCAATACGCTAGATAACAGGTCATAAATCTGATTGCCATCCTCATCTTGTGAGATTGTGCCTAAATATAATTCTTTTGCTAACTTAACAAGTGATCCCATTGCAAGCACTGTGTATTGAACAACAGTTGCATTTGATCCTGTTGCGCCAACGGCAACAGTTATATCTGTGATGTCGCCACCAAAGATATTTACATAAGCAGCTGATGTGTCCTTGACTTGCAGACTTAAACTGTCGTTAATGTCAAATGGCAATGTTTGACCAGTTAGTGCCACAAATGTAATCTGCAAATAAGACGGATTTGGTTGCTGGTAAATATCTGTTCGACCAGCCTCATGCTGGATGTCGCTTATTGCAATGTCTGTGTAATCAACACCTGCAACTGTAAGTTTCCAATCTGGCGACCATGCACTCATGGTTACTTCTTAACAGCTGCGCGTGAAAGGTATGGATTAGATCTTGCTGCGCTGTCATTAACAACCTTAGCCACAGCTCTTGCAGCACCTTCGCCATCAATAGCATTAACTGTAATGTTTGTAACACCTTGTCCTGTTGTGTATGTTCCACCGCTAGGTTTAGCAGTCATTTTTGGCAATGATGAGAGTTGAGCCGATGGTGCTGGGTTAGGTATTGCACCAATATTAACTCCGGGAATAATGTTTAGCGCACCTGTAAATGCATTTGCAAGTGATACAACCAAGCCAATTGCTTCTCTTAAAAATGTAATAAATCCTGAAATAATGCCTGAGATGCTTGCAATAGTTTTGCCAAAACTTTCTGCACCTCGACCAGTTTCTGTAAGTGCTGCGCTTAATCCTGCATCACCTGTCAATCCTGCAATAAATCCATTTAGTGCTGGGATGCCTGTATCGTTTAAGAATGTAATAAACTTTTCAACCTGTGGTAGTAATGCAACGCCTAGACTTTCTTTAGCCTCATCAAATCCAACTTTTAAGCGATCAATCTTTCCTTGAAAGGTTTCTGCGTTTGCAGCTGCTGCGCCACCATAAAGTTCAGATAGTTTTGCCTGAACTTCGGTGAAAGATAATGTTGAAAGTTCGGCTTTAGATAATCCAAGTCCTAACCTGCCAAGAGCTGTTGTATTGCCATCTTGTGCACGACCCAAAGCATTTGCGACAGTTTCTAATTCGATGCCTTTTCCTTTTGAAATATCTAAAGCAAGGCTTAATAATCTTTGTGCTTCACCAGTATCTTTTGTGCTAACTGCAAGTCTTTGCATGGCTGGTCTAAGGCTGTCATCGGCAACACCAGTCGCTAAAGATGTTTGCAGAATAAAATCCTCAGTTGCTTTTATTTGGTCATTTGTAGCACCTGTGGCAGTTCTTAAAGCATTGGCTAACCTAAGTTGTGCGGCTTCATCCTCTATTGCAGCCTTGACCCCATCAACGGCTAATTTAGTGCCATAAGCAACGGCAGCAGCAGCAGCGACAGCAAATGCAGCAGCAGCCTTCTTTCCAAATGCTGAAATCTTTTCGCTGTTAGTTTCAACGGCATTGTCAGCTTGATTTAATTTGTTTTTAAGATCATCAATATCCGCAAGGATCTTAAGCGATAGCGTTCTAGTATCTCTTGCCACTATGCCCACTTATCCAAAATGCGGTTATATGCAGCTTCCCATTTGTTAATCAATTCAGGCTGAATTCTGCGTAGCGTTGGGTAGATAAACCAACCACGCGAACCTCTGCCTTGCCGTCCTGAATATGTAGGAAACTGTTTGAACTTATTAGATCCAAACTCAACACCACCCCATAAGGTTTGCGTGTTAGCCCCACCTGAAAACTTCTGTCGTGCGAAACCATATTTGAACTCACCAATTTTGCTTGACTTTGAGATGCTAACTCCGTCTGCAACTCTCTGCGCAACTTTGCCTGATTTTGTTCGACCTCTAGCTGCTGTTTTAATTTCCTCAGCTGCGTAAGTCGCCAAAGCAGCAGACTGAATTCTTGCTTCCTCTGTTGCTTGAACATCCATAACTTTGAAAGCCTTGAGAATATCGCGTATGTCATTGCGACTGTAAGCAATGGTTTCACTTGCCATACCTCGCCTCCAATACTTCGATAGCTGTTAAAATGTCGTCTGCATCAACCCATTCACTCATTGGTATGTTGGTGGCAATTGCCAACTCAACCAATAATCTGCTTAGGCTTCCTGCTGGATGACTTTTGGGTCTGCATCACCGACTATTACATCGGCAATAGTTTCCATCCAAGCCTCAAATGGTTTAACTGGTTTTCCAGCAGCTTCGCGCTTGTGTGCGTTGTATGCTAAAAACATTAGATCCCACATGCCAAGTTTTTCTTTTGCTTGGCTTATGGTATGACCAGTTGATTTTTCCCACTTAGCCCACTCAGGCGGTTGGGCAATGTATGTTGCTTGCTCGCCTGAGCTGTATTCAATTGTGATTGGTAACTTCATTGTTTGCTCCCGTTTCTATTTTTTAGGTAAATGTTTCGGTTACTGCTCCACCTGTAACTAGGAATTCGTAAGTAACTGTTTGTGCATCCATTCCTGATCCACCAACTGTTGGGTAACTTGGCTTAATTGGGAATGAAAATGATGCGCCTGTTGCACTTACTAATGTGATTGTAATGTCTGTGTCTGGTGCAGTATCGCAAGCAGTCCAAAGTGCCTCACATACTGAACTTGCCTTACCCCAATCGGCTAACATTTCTAGTGCAAATGTAGCTGATACATTTGTGGTTTTGTAAGCCTCGCCATCAAGTGTTTGATAGGTCTGTCGCTCTAAAACCTTTGTCAAAATTGCGCTAGTCGCTTGCGCTTCGATGTCTGTTCCACCTGTGAAAGACAACGAAATATCGCGACCGGTTATTACTGTGGTTGCCATGATTTCTCCTTATGCGGTTTGTGTGTAGTAGGTAGAAACTCGAACATCTGCAATTAGCAGCGTGCTTGCTCCAACTTGTGTAACAGTAGGTCTTTCTACTGAACTGACAACATATCCAGTTGGGATAACTGCCAGAACGCTCATTATTAGTTGCTCAATGTTGTCCAGCGATGCAGGATTGCTGTTATAGGCAACGGCAACTGAGATTGTGTAATTAAGTTTTGCGTGAATAGTAGATTTGTTAATTGTTTCTAATTCAATGTATGGACTATCTGGCACAACTACAACAGCTGGTGGAATTACTGTTTCAGGCACAAATGAATAAACATTTCCTGCAACGCCAGCAAGAGCTGTGGCTAATGGTGTGCGAACTGCTGAGAGAATTGTGCTTGGCATTTATTGACACATACCTTCGGGATCAATGTATGAACCTAACAAACCCACGCATGTATTGTAAAGACTGCGACCCATTTTAAATGGCGTGCTAGTGAAATCAACACCTTCTATTTGACCGCCACTTGATAATCTTGCCTGAAAGACATTTACCGATACTGTGTAGATTGCGCTTTCGACTGCTGCGTTTCCAACATAAGTCGTTGCATTTGATAAGGTAGCAGTTCCGGATGGGATGACATTAGCTTCCAATACATTTGCATTTGTGATCGCTGCTGTAAAGGTAGTATCTGTAAGATCGCCAGCCAATACTGTGCGAGTTCCGTTGTATGGGCTAAGGCATCCGGCAATAACGACTGATTGTCCTTCGGTAAATTCATGTGTTCCTAATGTTGTAAATGTTGCAACATTATCTGTCAATGAAGTTTTTTGCACAAAACTCTTATATTGTGCAAGCATTGGCAAGACAACTGTTTCAGCTGTATTTATTATTTGATTTAGATAAGTGTCGTCATACAAGGCAGATGACACACCAAGCACACTTCGCAACTGTGCAGCTGTAATTATGGTTGGCATGTCATCTCCTTTAAGTCTCCCTAGAGCAACTGCCTGTGATCGGGAGCAACCACAGGCATGACCATTATTAGGTTAGGTTGTAGCGTCTAACTCCACCGGCAACAAGTGTCTTAACAGCCATGTAGCCGTAAAGCATTGTCTCAATTTCGCCAGTTGTAATGATGTTGGTAGAAAGTTGTAGAACTGGGCTTTCCATGATCGCAACAGCTGATGGAACGACAATAAATGCGCTCTCATCAATTGAAGTTGAAACAGCTTTGTTAGAAACATAAAGGTCAAGACCCATTACATTTCCGCGTAGTGATAGTGGTGAAACTGCGCCACCAGCATTTGATGGATTAACAGCTGAGAATACTGGTCGCTTTGTAGTATCTTGCGCTCCAATTAGTAATCCCCATTGTGAAGTTCCAGCAATGTAGCGTGTTGCTAACTCACCAGTTGCAAGATATGCAGCAGGTGTTTCAGTCTTTACGAATGCAACAATTCCATCAAGATCAGCTGATGTTGCTGTTCCTTGTGTTCCACCAGCAGTTAATTCTGCAATTACAGCAGCCTCAGTTGCTTGTGCATAAACTCGGCGCATGTTTTCTAACATTGCCTGATAGAAACTTGGATCAGCGCGATCTAAAATTTCTACGCTGTAACGCTGCAAACCCTTGTAGGCTTTTACAGTTGCATCAACATAACTGGAAACAATTCCTGTTTCTGATGGTGCTGAACCTTCGCCTGTTTCTGCAACAGATCCGGAAGTTGTAATTTTTGGAAATGAAACTGTCATTCCTGCGCGTGGCAATGGTCGAGTTCCAATTGCATCAATAGCACCGCGAGCACCAATTTGTGTATCAACAACTGTTGTTACAAACTGTGTTGGCTTAAATGCTGGGTTAGTTGAGAAACTGTCATCGGCTGCTGTAAGTAATTTTGCATCCTCTGCTTTTGCATGTGCTACCCACTCTGCGCTATCACGATTTCCAAGTGATGCTTTGACTGAGTGCTCTAAGAAATGAGCTTGTGTTTTAATTGGTGAGCGTGGCTTTGTGTAAGCAACTGGTTGAGTTGCTTGTATTGCCACAGGCTCAGATTTTGTAGCTTCTACCGCTTCGGTCGCGATAGGAGCTGTTTGTGTATCTGACACAATGTCCTCCTGTGTTTTTGTTTGCTCCTCAGCGGTTGCTTCGGAATTCTCTGGTGTTTCACTAGCTGCAATCTCTGTAACTCTTGCGCTGTCAATTGCTGGATCAGTTACAAGGCTGACTTCCATTAACCTTGATGCTTTGACTGTCATTACACCTTTATTAGCATCAAAATCATCTACGACTACTCCAACGCTAAATCCATCGCGTAGTCCTTCAGATGCCTCTAATAAACTGTCATCACCGGCAATTGTTCCGGCAATCTTAAATGTTGCGTAAATGCCTTTAGCATCCTCTGTTATATCAATCATTTTTCCGATTGGTCTTGTGCGGTCATGCTCAAGCAATAATTTAACAGGCTTAGAGAAATCAATGCTGCCTTTCTCAAATACTGTTGCACCTGCACTTGTCAAACCTTTTTCGTCAAATGACACGATTGTGCCAGACATTGTGCGCTTGCGATTATCAGCTGCGGTTAGTGTTATTGGGAAATTGATCTTTAATGTTTTACTCATCGGATCAAGTCCTCCTCCTCTTGTATTTGCTCAACGCTCATTGCGCCAACGCGATTTAGGATTTCATAAACTTGCGCACGCTCTAATGCAGATCCACGCAAGAAATCGTCAATGTCAAATCTGACCTCAACACCATTTGGCACAAAATCAGCCATAGAAAGTCTTTGTTCAATTGCAGTTAAGATTGGTCGCAATGAAAAGTCAATTAAGGCTTTTCTCTCAGCTGTCATGTTTGAGTAAGTCATTGATGTAGTTTCGGCAGATATAAAACTTGCCGGAATACCAACGGCGCGTGAGCATTCTAAAGCTAAGTATTGACGGGCTTCATTCAATTGTAATTTAGCAGGGTCAAAACCTAATGCTTGCAATTCGACATCAGCATTTAAGAATGCAGTTGATCTAGTTGCACGACTTGCTTTCCAACTTTCAAGCAATCTTGTAATTCGCTCTGGAGTAAGGTTTGTGCCATTTGATTTAAGAACCATTGTTGGAACTGGCTCTTTAGCATACATCTCAGCTGCTTTTTCTAATTCTTGTGCTGCTCTTATTGTGCGACCTGCGCGATTTAGCACACCTTCATCTAAACCATTAAATACAACTAAACTGCCAACACCACTTAAAGGTAATTCTTCGCCATCAATTCTGTAAAACAAAATTTCTGTTTGATTGTAATTTAATTGGTAAGTAATTCGATCTGGCGAAATTCTTGTCCATGCTCTTACTCTTGCGCCATCGCTGTCTGAGTAACTATCTAATACTTGACCATAAGCAAAACCAGTAAATAAAATGTCCTCAGCTATCCAAGCGTATGTCGCACTTCCTGGAATTCGTGGATCGGGTTGCATTAAAACTCTTGTTGGTCGAATGTGTTCTTTTGTAAAATGATTGTAAGTTTCAATTGGTAATGATCCAACTGTTGAACAAATTATGTTTCTTGCTCTTGCACATGCTGGCACAGACATTGCTTGCTCACGCGTTGCAGATTGTGTTCCAAAGAATACGCCACCAACGGCAGCTTGAATGTTGTAAGGTGCATAAGATGCAGCCACATCAGTTAGTGGTGTAATTGTCTTATTTGTGATAAAACGATCTAATAATCCCATTAGCACATAATATACCATATAACCTAATTAACCGATTTGTATGTCTATTTCCGTTTCAGGTTGTGTCGCAAAATAAGTTACTAAAGCGGTTGCCACAGATGCACAAACTGCGACCCGACTTGCTCGCCTTCCGATAATCCACGATCCATCACCATAAGGCAATTTTGCAGCTGACAAGGTTTGCTGTGTTAATTCCTCGTTCCCCGAATGTTGCAAGCGATGACTGTTTATTGCTCCAAGCCAACGATCACAACTTTCTGCATAAATAGCACCATCCATGTCAGTTACTTGAATGCCGGCAGGAACTAGCCTTGATGCAACTGCTTGACTTGTCCTTTTGCTATAAGCCACAGTTTGCGTGTTGTATTTCCTGACATAAGGCGCAATATCGTTTGCAACTGCCAAATCGTTTAAGCTGTAATCATTTGACCAAGTGTGAAGCAATTGCACATAAAATCTTTCACCCGATAATCTTTGAGCGGCAACTAATGCTCCAAATTTACGGTCCGGACTTAAATCAAGTCCAAGCCAAGTAGGTTGTTCAGGATCTAGAGGTATTGCATCTATCTGACACATTGCCCACTTTTGCGGATCAATTGCGCTGTTTATTGTATCGACCCATTGCGTAAGCAACTCAGTCCTAACAATATCTGGTGGATCATTGATTGCAGCTTTAATGTTATCTGGGTGAATTGTAATTCCTAAAGATGGGTTGGCTTGAGCAAATGCAGACCAGTTAATCTCGCCTGACGGAAGGTTGATCGGCGCATCTGGTTCGGCACTCCACTCAAACCACCCAATCGGGTCATTGGTTGTAGCTGATGCCAATGCCCTCTCACGCAATTTGTTTAAGATAACTGAATGTTGATCCCCTGCTGATGAATAAACCCATACCTGCGGATTTTTAGCACTCATCATTGAGTAACGCATTGATGACCAAGCATCCTCATCTTTGTATTCTCGCAACTCATCCATGTGAATTGTTTCGGGTTTGCTTAAACCTCTAGCTGCATTGTTAGCAGCCTTAACAACAAACCGCCTGTTGCCAAATAACTCTATTTCTTCCGCGCCATGTTGCCATCGGATTTTCTTCACTTCCTTCTCAAGTGCCGGATGTGTTTCTATTAAGCCAACAATCTGTCTAAATGTTTCAAGTGATGTGGTAAGTCTGTGAGCTGATGCAAGTTGTAATCCCTCGCCCCACACAAACATGCCGGTCAAGATACGCAACATCATAAATGTAGATTTTCCGTTTTGCCTTGAAAGTAAAAGTCCAACCTCATTTGTAGCCCAGCGATCATCCTCTTTTACTTTGTGAGCATGAATTGCAACGAACTTTTGCCAATCCATTAGCTGTATTCCAATCTCAGTTGCAAAATCAATCATTTCTTGACCTTTAGACGGCAAATCATTGAGTTTTGAGCAAATACGCGGTGTTTGCACACCTCCTAATGTCGATTGAGCGTGATCAATTAAGATCTCTCCCGTTTGTAAATCAATCAATTCGATC